ATGAAAGGTTTGGTGCTGACGTTATCGTTACTGATGTTATCCGTGAATGCTTTTGCCGCTGGGAAAATAGTGACTGTCAGTAAGTTTGAATTTGGCAAACAATGGGCATTTACCCGAGAAGAGGTGATGTTGGAATGCCGCTCAGGGGGAGCTTTGTTTGTGATAAATCCCAGCACATTAGCGCAATATCCACTTAATGATGTTGCATCTGAACAAATGAAAGCAGGCCATGTCCTTGCGAAACCGCTAGATATTTTATTATTAGATGATAGCGAGAACCCTGGTCAAAAGATGAGTTTGCTACCTTTCCAACAGCGTGCGATGACTTTATGCGAAAAGTAAGCACGACAACTTGAGCATCGCTACGGCCTTTATTTTCTATTTAACAGATAATTACCTTTCTTAACTGGTAGGCTAATTTGTATCATTTAAATTAGTTTGCAACCGTTATTAATTACTTCTGTTGCTAAGTTGGCGAAACACATGTCCTCGACTACTCTTAAAGAGTATGGCTGAACAAGCCTACGTTAATGCCAACTTTTAGCGCACGGCTCTCTCCCAAGAGCCATTTCCCTAGACCGAATATAGGAATCGTATTCGGTCTTTTTTTAACGTGTTGATTTTATTGGTGTTTTTTCCTATCCCCCGAAATCCCCCGAAATTTCCCCGAAATCCTATACTCGGCCTAAATTTCTACCCACTCATTTTTACGCGAATCCAGGTATACATTCGTCATTTTCATCGATTTGTGACCGAGCAATTTCTGTGCAAATTCCTTACCGTACTCAGCTTCATAAAGTCTCGATGCCAGGCTGCGGATCTCGTGAAAGCTGGGAGGGGATATGTCATAAACCAGATCCGTTGCTTTCAATGCTTTAACAAATGCTTTGGTGAGAGAGTCCGCATTTAATGCACCGGGCTCCCGGCCTGATTTTCTACTGGACGAGCAAATGAGATATTCGCTCTTATTGTTATTCAGGCACTTTTCTACAACGTCACCGACGGAGGTATTCATTATTTCCAACCGAAGTGATAGTGATATAGCTATCTGCATTTTAGTTTTACTTTGGACTATCCAAAGCTTGCCATCATGCACATCGCTTCTTTTTAATTGCCGCACATCGTCACGGCGTTGGCCGGTAATTAGCGCCAATGCTAGGCTGAGTTGAACCCAGTTCTGCTGTTGGCCGGCTGCCTCATAAATCTTGCAAAAGGCAGCATAGTCGAGCCGTTCCCGCTTAACTTTTGGTGACGGTGCGCGTGTTGCTTCCACAGGGTTGGTGCTAATTAAACCATCAGCTATTGCTTCTCGAAAGACATCAGACAAAACAGAACGTAGATTTACCGCCATCGAACTTTTACCATTATCGACATAGGCATTAATAAAATCAGCAATATGCCTAGTGGTAACGGTCTCGATCGGTCTCTCGCCAAATTCTTGGTTAATATATCCGATTTGCAGGACTCTCATTTTCATGGTGTTCTCAGCCAGCTCGCGACGCTTTAATAGTTCTGAATAGCGCTTTAGCCAACTCGCTACGGTATTAACTTCGGCTTTAGCCGCAGGAGTTGGGGCAGGGGCTTGCAATCGTTCAAGTAGGGCTACAGGTTGAAAGGTTGATTCAATATAGTTGTTAGCCTGAATAGCCTGAGATATGGCATCCCTCCGGGCAATTTGCCCTAAGGATATTTCAGAACCAGTTATTGGGTTGCGCCAGCAAAATGATTTCTCTCTACGCCGATATGTCAGATTTCTTGGCAAATTGGCATCATACTTTTTTGGCCTCTTTGCCATGAATAATTCTCTCTATTAACGATGAACTTGTACTGGAGGATGTTTTAAGTATTTCTTTTGCCAGCCGATAACTTTTAGGCTGAATATAAATCGCGCCTGGCTGTACACGATACTCGCGCCCATGTTTTTCAGGTGCCGGGTAAATATTGCCGCCTCGCGCCCAGCGCTGGAGTGTCTGGGGGGTTGGTTGCTTGCTGCGGTAGGTTTCTTCCGCCCATTCTTCTAATGTCAGTAGTTTGGTCATTGGTCTTTCCTCAGTAGGAAAGGGCGCAAAGATGTTACGCCCTATTATGGTCGTTTGGTCTAGAGTGGTAAGGGGCTATGTTTTAGTGATACTGCTATCGAATGCTACGGTCGGATATGGTTAAACCTCCCGAATTAACCGGTTGATAATGTCTCTTTTGGAGGGAATGCGAAGCTGGTAGGCCAATTGCCATGCTTTGCGCTGATTCTGAGTTTTATGTTCCAACATTTTGCGGATAGTGGTCACCGGGATACCGGTACTGCTGGCAATCAAATTTTCATTGTGGCCAGCGCGGTAAAACTGATAGATAGCCAGCAAAACTTCCAATGAGTAGCGCTTACGAATACCGATATCGACCGTATTCACCTGAGATAAGCCACGCCATTGCTCATTACCGGGATAAATTGGTTTTGGCATCGGTCGATAGGGATTACCACTGCGGATCTCTGCGCGACAGCGCATTAGCCAGATGATACGAGCGGTATAGTCCCCCCGGTCATCTTCTTTAAAGTAGTTGCCGGTACTCTGGTTCAGTTCCTCATCCATCATGCGGCTTCCTTCTGTTTCTGCTCTAATTCCCACTCTTTTACGATTCGGGTGCATTGAGCATGTACCTGGCGGGCGCTGGCGATCCCAAAGCCTTTGACGGCATTAGCCAACATATCCGGGGTTCGACGGACAACATCAAATAACGAATGGATCCCAGAGCGGGCCAGCAGCTCTAAATGCTGCTCTTTCAACGGTAGGGTTTCGGTCAGCACGGTTCCTGCCCACTCAGCCCGCTTAACTAAGTGTGGGTGAGTAGGCTCAAGCAGATCTCGAATACGCTGGGTAACCGCTGGGGTCAGGCCATCCGGCCAGTTCTGTTTGAAATCATCAACCATGGGATAGACGGGTAATGCCCACTCATTGACCGAGACGATCAGGCCAATGCCGCTGGTGGAGCGAATTTCAATATGCCAGTCAATATCGTTAATGAGCTGCATATCGTAATCACCTGAGCGTAGTTTCAGCCCCCACTGGAAGGTATAAAAGTAAAATTCAGTGCCATCATTGCCACGATAGTAGGTTGGCTCGACGTCACCATCCATACGCTGGATCCGGTTGGTGAGGTCAGAAACGGCATTATTCAATTGGTCATTAACATTGACCATGACAGCCAGTTTGCTGGTTTTTTCTGCCACCTCTTTTTTGTATCGCCGGATCTCTGTTAGTTGCTGGTTTAACAACGTACGCTTGCTCTCCAAATCATCTTTGAGGCGAACGATCTGGATTTTCATTTTTTCAGGATTCAGTGACTTCAACCGATTCACCTCAGTAGCCAACACGCGTTGGTCTGAAAGTGAAAGATTGTATTTGGCTGAAATACTGTCTCGCTGCGCATTGGCTTCAGCGACTAACAGGTCTGCATTTTCTATGCGTTCCTGCACTTGTGTTAACGCCAAGGATTTCGTGGTTAGGTCGTTTTCAGTTTTTTCTAAACGGTCGAATAAAAGGTTGTACTCGTCAGTCTCGATGTTGAGTTGTTCAATACATAGGGACTGTGCTTGGTTGAGTAAAACAGTCGCGCTCTCTATAGAGCGCTGTGCGGTGCCGGTAGTCTGCTCAATGGCAAGGTCTAACTGCGCCCGAACTGGACGCAGAGATGACTCCAGCACACTGGCAGTTGTGGCCTGTGTGGTCATGATGGGTTACCTGTGGAATGCCTGCCGTGGCAGGTTATGAAAGGTTACTGCGTGATAGAGAAATAGCGGATCCGGCCAGCTTTTACCGCGTTGTACAGGCGGTTAACTGTTTCAGTAGTAAGCTCAATTCCTGCCGCCACTAAATCAGCATCAATTTGGGCAATCCAATTAGCTGGCTTGTCTGTTAGTGGCGTATTTACCGATCCGCCCAGTTGTTTAGGGAAGTTAACCGATCCCGCAGGGTGTAACGACTGATGGACTGTTGCATCCGTACTTGCGGTGACTGTTTCTGTAGTGGACACTGGCACTGCCTGTTGTTGTTTTTTCAATTCATCAAGCCGCAATGCTTCCTGCTGTCTGTGCTGTTCCTCAATCTGTTTTTGCCTGGTAATGCGTTGATCAATCATCAGCGCCAGATGTTCGTGCTCAAGGGCAATTATCTGGTTGATGTCAGCGAACAGATTTTTATAAGCCGGTTCAATATCAGCAAATAGCACTAAGTTGGACTGATATTTCTCACCTAATTGGTTAGCAGCTATCTTGGCGCGTGCCAGTTCATCGTTGGCTGCACTCTGCAAAGAGGTGAGGGTTTTCTTGCCTTTGATAGCAGTGGCAAAATCAGCCGGGATAGTAGGTAGAGTGACAATAGCCAACTGTTTATTGATACTGGCAATGTGCTCAGCAAGAGCGGCTTTTACCTTATTCAGTATTTCAAGGCGAATAGCTTCTTTGCGCAACTTAACGAGTTTTGACAGGTCTAGCCGTTTGTTTCGCATTTCATCGCGCAAGGTATCAATGGTGCGGAAAAGTAGATCAATCTGCTCAGTCTTAGACAGTGCCTGTTGTTTAATCAGATCCAGCTCTTTCTCTGCTTTTTCACAGAACTTAACGGTTTCTTCTGCGTCAGCGAAGTCCTGATCGGTCACCAGATTAGTGTTGATGGATTGAATAAAAGCCAACGCTTGATTCTGGTAAACAGTCAGGTTTGATTCTTTTACCGCGCCCTCTATCTCCACCAATAGGGCAGGGAGGCGCATTAAGGCTTTACCTTGCGGTATGTCTTTTATCTCAGGGGCTGTGTAACCGTTCAAATCCTGTTCAAATTGCTGCCAACCCGCCATCAAAGCTTCACGGCGACCAGGTACCGGTAAATACTCCATCCACACAAAGTTATCCTCAGTGCCATCTGATACCACAAAAATGACCTTTTCGGACTCACTCACTAAAAGTTGCTGTTCTAACTGCCAGTAATACTCTGGCGGCAAGTCTTTATTTTTCACCGCCAGCGACAGTGTGGCATTCCACATTTTGTGTTCAAACAACACATCTTCCATCATGGTCATGCCATCAAAGGAAGCCAACAAATAGCCATCATCATCGATGGCGGTTGCAGGGAATAATTCGGTACCGATCATAGATTCTACGATGACCCGCGCGGTGGCTTCTTGCGCGTGGCCTTTATCGAACAAGTTGGTTTGTACCCAATCGCTGATTTCCCGTTCCGAGCCGGTGGCCTTCATGTTCAGCAATTCATCGCGGCGCATTTTACTGGAGGCTGCCATCATTACCGGGGCTTCGCTGGCAGTGAAATGGCGACTGCGTAAGGCGTGCCATTCTGGCGTGCCTTGCTGGACATTAATGATTTGCATCTTCTGCCTCCAGATATTCGATAGTTTTGATTTGTGCCGAGGTGAGGGTGTATTTACTTTCGATGGTGTTGATGATTTGCGCGGCAGTTTTCTTGCCCTTGTTGATCAGCGTTGTCCAGTCAGCAAGTGCGCGTTGAAATTGTTCCGCGCTATATTCTGGTAGTGCCTGCGGCTGGCTTGGTTGCTGGCTGCCTTGGCTGTGTTCCTTACCTTCATTCACATCAAGACTTTTACCTTCCATTTCCTCTGCTGTTGGCTGCTGACCAATTTCCGGCCAACCTTTACGCAGTGCCTGGGCTTCGGCGCAATTACCGCAGAGCATAGATAACCCGTGGCGACGCACAACAATGACACCTGATGGTACTGTTACGCACCATACTTTGCCGGAGGTGTTTTGAGTTATGACTAATGATGATGAGTTTTTACTGAGGCCTTTCACTACTGGTGAAGTGGTTGTTTCAGAAAGAGTGAATAATGAGCACGAGCCAATATCGCTTTTTTGTACGGAAGGGCTACTTATTGAATAACCAGCTTGAATGGCTAATAACTCAAATGCAGATATGACATTGGTATTTCGTTGATGTAAGCGGCGTACAGAGCCATTGTGAGATCCATCAAATTCTAAAAGGGAATCAACAACAATTTTTGCCTGCCGAGATGATAATGATAAAATCCATTCAGGATGAACACGCTTATCGGCCGTCATATATTTTGACACTAAGCTAAAATCATACGTAAAACTCTTCTTATCCCTGATGGTTTTAATGATTCTTTTGCCGGTCACAGCCTCTCTGCCTGAGTCTTTTTTTACTGATACTTTGCTATGCAATCCCAAAGAAAATAAAGCTTCTATTTTATAGAGCCTAGATACGGAAACCCTGATTTGATGGTATCCAGAGTGGTAGCCATCGGCTAATAGGTACCCAACCAAGTATAAAAGTTGATCACTAATATTCGAATCAGGACGATTTGAAACAACAGATCTCGGAATTGCCCACTTAGAACTATCTGTCGTAGCTTTTTGGTATAGTGTTGCTGCCTCTACTTTTCCGTTGTTCGTTAACATATCGTGATTTGGTGTTACGCTAAAATTCAAGCGACTACCATTCGCTGTTACCATTGAGCCGCTATAAGGCTGCACAAATGGAATTGCAGAGGATGATTCCAAACCATTAGTTGTTACTTGTAATATTTTCCCTGTTACTTTAGAAAATAGCTGAAACCCTTCATCAGTGAGTATTTCAGTTTCATCATCAAAGCATTTGGCGAGTTGCCCATAGGGCCGTTTTTTCCACATGGCATTGGGTGCCTGAGTATCGCGGCCCGCGGTGGCATAGTTCTCCAGCCAATATTCCTTCGCACTGAACTCCACGATAGTGCCGTTAGGCATGAGTTTGCTCAGGGTGTATTTGCACCACTGAGGGAAAGTAATTTCTACTCCGTTAAAAGTTTGTGTGAGGTCAGGGCCAAATTCGGGTTCCTGTGCACCGGCATAGTTACCAGAGCGGTCTGCCTGTATGCGATAGAGCCCAACACCGGGCATCACCACATCACGCATTTCATATTTACCACTTACCGCATCTTTCACGCTCATAGGAACTAAATGAACGGGTTTCATCAGCGGATCTAACTGGCGGGCGCGGCAATAACTCACCGCCATGATGACTGAATCATCTTTAGCGCCAGGGTAAATACTGTTTTTCAGCGCGTTCCACGTTGGTTCGTCAATATTCAACCCAACCACGGCGGGCGGGAGATTACTGGTTGTTACTGCTTGGGTGGTCATTGGTCAGCCCTCAGATTTTGACAGCGATAGCCAGAAACATGAACGCGCCTAAAACACAGGCGAAGAAGAATTTCAGGCCAGATTGTTTGGGATATAGGTTGAAGTCGTCGCCGGTAACGCGGTGGCGGTATTGGAGTTTCTTGATGAATTCAGTAGTCATGGTATGCTTTCCCATGGTTGGGTTTGGTCACTCAACCACGCTGATAATAATCCTCGTGGTTATTGTTCAGTCCTCAGTAGGTTTGCGGTTGGTCCCGCACTCCTGGGATAGCCCCGGCTTAATCGCTGGGGCTTTTCTCTTTTAGGATATGGATAAGTAAGAAAAGGTATGAAAAGACAACTTGTAGTTTTATTAGCATCAATTCTTAGTATTCCATCAGCATTTGCTGTAGATATTCCAGCCATGGAAAAGGTAATGCGTGAAAGCATGCAGAACCCGAAAACAGTGGAATATCGGTCAATCACTGAAGTAACCAACTCTACCGGCGAAACGTTTGTTTGTGGTGAGTTCCGTATTACAGGGGAAAATAGTCAAGAGGCTGATTTCATTCCCTTTGCTTATACTCAACACAAAACTATCTACGTGAGTTCAGATCTTTCTAAGAATGAGAAAAGTGAGTATCGTCTGACTGGATGTGAAGGCAAAGAATCAGAGGCATCTTGGTATAAGACTCTAACGATATTAGATACAAACTGCCTTGCCGGTTTTCAAACACTAAAAGCTTATTTCAGTGAAGGAAAATCAGACGAGCTTGCTATCGCCGCAGGCGTTAGCGTTTGGGATGATTTCAATAAAAAAATAGGAAAATCTGCTGATGCTGAATTTAATAAATCGGCTTATTACTATTTAAGATCGATATTGAATCAGGCTAAGGCTAACCCAGAAATGGGGGCTGAGATTAAAGCAGATCCAATAGCAACAAAGAATGAATTCCTTGCTAATTGCAGAGCAATTTTTATTGAAAAGGCTATCAAATAATTATCGCGATTATTATTCCTAGTCTATGAAGGTGCTTTGTGTTGCATCTAACTCCATGGCTCTTTCTGCTTTGGCAACACGGAGAAATATTTCCTCCTGCACCTCATCCAGATAGAGTTCCATAGCGGTTGTTTCGGTAAGAGCTGCAAGGTAATGGGTACTTGCACCCGCAATAAAGCAGCCATTTTTGACAGCGGTTTTAAAAGCGCCGAGCATTTTTGAATGACGGCGTAAAAACTCAATCCGCTTGCCTAATTCCTCTTGCTCATCAGGATCCGAAATTAATAGGCGGTCATACTGTTCCAGCGATTGCTCAACCATTCGCTGATAGTTGTATTCATTCACGATGCACCTCACGGTAAGGAGTGTTGCCGAAGCCCCTGCGAACAGAGGCAGCGGTTAAGCCACTTATTCGCCGTCTTTCTTTTCATTAATGCGTTGGAATGGATAACGATCAGTATCTGGCTTGATATTGCGGTAGAAGTGGGAGCCAATTGATTCAGCACCGGAGAATGCCGCGTAATCATCAGCGGACACATTCTGGTAGTGATACAGGGCTGCCGGTTCACCCTTCGACTTAAAACGAATCGCCAGAGTGTTGCTAACTGGGTCATGGCCGATGCTGTGGATCTGGGAAGATTCAATCTGCTTCATACTAATTGCTGGTAAATTGCTCATATTGGTTCCTTTTAGGTAAAAAAAAGAGCCACAGCCTAAGCTGTAGCTCCGATGGTTTATTTTGCTTTCCTGCTAATTAATGCTTAACGCACCCCGCGAGGTAACTTACTGCAACCACGCATCTTCTGGCGGGCAACTGCTGCAATCCGTTTCTCTGGATCTGCTGAAGTTCTGGGCTTGCTGGGTACGGCTGGCATATCTGGCATCGGTTTGCACCGCACCAAAACTAATACTGCTTTTTCAACTCGGTTACTTTCACGCTTTGCCAGTGCCTGGATATGGGCATTGCGTTTTTTTGCCATACGCTTTTGACGAGATGTTGTGGCCATTGGTCAGTCCTCAGTTGGCTTTTGCCGGGATATTTATCCACGCCCGGCGCGTGCTATCCTTGCTGTCACCACAACAAGTAAGGATATCTGTATGAAAGAAAGATTTGAATCTACTTGCCCGCTATGTGATAGCGCTGGAAGCTATGTGTTCACCGATTCTTCTAACTACAAAGCTTATAAATGTGTCGAGTGCGGGGTATTTGAAATCAGTACGCATGCAGAAAAACTAGTAAGAAATATGCCACTAGAGAGAAGAGCATTTTATGCATCGCTGGCAAACACTACTCCAGAAGAACCATTATTGGAGATTGCTTTTGAGGTTCTTCCCACAGGGAACCGAGTTACTCATCGTTATATCAGTGCCCGCTAACTGTTGATTTTCTTCAATAGTGCGAATTGACAGCATAAGACCGTCTTTATTCAGCCAGTTATTGAGTTGCTGGAAAGTAAAGCTCGGATATTTTTCCAGTAGTTCCTTTATTTGTAGTTGTATATCTAGGCTAGGTTTATTCATGTAAACACCGTTATCAGTGATCTTATACCTACCTCCTCACACTGACAGAGGCAGGGTAAGTCCACTTCATGATTTTTTTCTCAATTGTGGGTGATTCGTGGTTTAGCTGAGCCGTGACCGGTACACGCGGACCGTTTGATGTCACTTAACCTGTTTGTTAAAGAGCGTATCCTTGCGGATACCTAAAAGGTATAACTATACCGGTACTTTTGCAACTAAAAGATCGATAAGTTTCGGTATTTAATGTATTGAATTGAATTTAAGACAAAAAAAACCGGCCTATGCCGGTGAGTAGATTCGGATTGTGGGGGATTATGACTGAAGTTGGAGATACAAAAGTACGAGGTTAGCTGCCCGTATAAAAGCCGATATCCCACAGAAATAGGAGAATACAGAGATACACTTGTTCAAGATTCTAAGTGCTTTGTTGTTGATGATTTTAGATACACACCAGAGGCCCCGGCCCACATTGAATATGTAGATTGCGTAAATCACCATCGCCAGCACAATAACCCAGAAATTCCAGTCAGCAAACACGGCAAAAAAAGTAGCCGCAGAGATAAAAATCATAGCGAGAAGAAAATGGAGGTAAGTCTTAGCGACACCCAGTTGCCCACTGCCTAACTTTGCCAACCAAGCTGATTTATCGTCTTTTGATATCGGATGATTAACAATCATTTTATATCCTTATACCGGTTTAACATGGCACACCACGGTGCCGATAATCTCACAATTACCGTTTACTTTTACAAATCTGGCATCAGCCGGGTAGTCTGGATTCAAAGCTTTAAGATAGCGTTGATTATCAAGTATTTGTAACTGTTTAAATGTCGCTTCTGCGCTACCTTCCATTCGGGCAATCACATATTTTCCACTCGGAGGATCGTTTAATTCTGGGTCAACATAAATAATATCGCCCGGCTCAAATCGCGGCAGCATTGATTCGCCTTCAATGCGTAAAGCGAAACTTTCCGGGCTGCAAATTACAGGGCAGGGGTAATAAACATACTCATCTCGCGGCAGCATAGTAACTTCTGTGAATGCGCCAGCTTGTACCCAGCTAATCAATGGAACCTCTCTGGTGAGTACGTCGATCGGTGAAGCGTTATCGATTTTGATCGTCGCTTGATTATTAGCTTCTTTTTCTCCTTTCCCTGAAACCAACCAATTGGGGTTCAATTGTAAGGCTTTGGCTAACGCAAATAGATTATCTGCTCGGGGCTTTTGCGTCATCCCAAGCTCAATTTTGCTTATTGCCATGCGAGTAATACCGGCTTTTGCCGCAAGATCTTCCTGCGTCATGCCGAGTTCTTCACGTCTCGCCAACAGGCGCTCACCGAAAGTGCTATATGTATTCATAGGTATAAAAGTAACTCAACTTTAGTAAACTTTGCGCTCGGTATAGTTTCGGTATATATTCACCTTTATGGGTATAATTCTACCTTTGGTTGTTAAGGTGAAAATTTGTGATGAATGGTACTAAATCGAATTCGCTGGATGTGCGCATTAAGGCTGCGGAACAGGTGATCAACCATTTCAGTAGCCCGTATCAGGCGGCGAAAGCCCTTGAGTGTTCCTATGAAGCGATCAAAACCTACCGTAAGCGTGGGTTACCTGAAAAAGTTGCTTTGCTTTGCCATATGTCTATCGACATCCCATACACCTATAACCCGGCCGACTATGGCCGTAACCCGGAAAATCTCAGTCTGGTTCTGACCAAACCAGCTCATCAGTAAAGATAGAGGACTGACCAATGACTATTAGCCTAAAGCGTTGGCTCGCTAGCTGGAGAGCTAAACGTAAGACACAAAAAACTGTTACTCCTCTTTGCCCCCTCTCAATAAACGCAGATGAGGGGAAGAGTGTGACTTTTCAGGATCTGGATCTTCTTGGCTTATGCGTGCTGAAAGGAAAACCTCAGTGCTTGAACCATCCAGAAGGGCAGCAAAGTGAGCAAATAATTCCTGACCCTCAGGTGAAACCTCCAGTGTCGGATGATTCATGATTGCATCCAGACTTTGCTTGATGCGGAGCTTATGTTGTTCATCACTACCGGATAGCACGGTAATGGCGACAACATCGACCAAGGCTCTAATGTAACTAAGGGAATTATCACTGGACATTGCGCCTCCGTGGCGGACTAAAAAAGAAACGATTAACAGTTTATGTCCATGCATGTAATCACCCAAGATATTTAAGGACTGACCAATGACCACAATTTATCAACCTGCCGGTATAACGGCAGGGGCTGCGATAGCCTCTGACGTCCGGCGGGAGTTGCTATCCCGGAAAAAGGTGGGAAAGAACGGTTTACCGTTCCATACCGTGCGTGAAGATCAGATTAAGACCAGGTGGACAGAAAGCGAGGCAGTGGCCATAAAAAGCACCGCCAATGCGCTGGATTCAAACCCCGCAGTAGAAACCAATGTGGCCGCAATTCGTGGTTTTTTGGCGATGTTTGCTGAAGCTCCAGAAATGCTGGCTCACGTCCATGCCGAATTAAAACTCGCCGGGCTGCCAGTACCTGAATGGCTGCCTGATCTTCCAATCAGCCAGGAGAAATCCCAATGACTAACATCACGCCAACGACCACACAATCGGTAGAATTGATTGCCAGTATTGTGGGTAAAAAACTGGCTATTGACGGGCAGGAGGCCCGCCGTATGGCTATCACAGGGGCTTTGTCTGGTATTACCCAGGCATTTTATTCCCGCCAACATAGTCCCTCTGATGCAAAGCAGCCGTAGGGGGAACTATGACGCCATCTGAACTCATATACCAATTTGGCCGGCCGATTGCTTACTACCCTGGCTTGGTTCCATATCTTGGGAGCGTAAACGCAGTCATTTTGTTCTGCCAGTTCTTCTATTGGACGGGCAAAGAAACTTCAGAGTTTGGCATTTTTAAAACTACGGAAGAGATTGAATCTGAAACAGGATTGACCTACGAGGAACAACTCACAGCTCGTAAAAAGCTCAAGCAAGCGGGGGTTTTGAAAGAAACAAATAAGCGGTTAGAACACCGTATTTACTATCAGATTGATACCGATCGGTTGGATGGAATGTTATCGCAACCTATTGATAATTCCCCAAATGGGGAAAACCCATTTCGGGAAACGGGAAAACCCCAATTGGCGAACGAGGAAAAGCCCAAGCCGCCAGCAAGGGATTCCCTAACTGGCGGGCAAGGGATTCCCCATTTCGATCATACAGAGATTACTACAGAGATTACTACAGAGAAGCGCACACGTAAGGCGGCTAAAAATTCGGCAATAGACTTCTCCGCTTTTCCGATGGCTGTTAGCTCTGAGATTTGGGATGACTACCTAAAACACCGAAAAGCAAAACGAGCTCCAATGACTCAGACCGTGGTGAACATGCTGGGTAAGGAGTTGAGTAGAGCGGTTGCTGCTGGATGGTCTGTGGATGATGCGTTATCTGAAGCCATGGCCGCCGGTTGGCAGGGGTTGAAATTTGAATGGTTGCAGAATCGTAGTCGGCCACAAAATCAGTGCGCTGGTAACACCGGCATGAGTCGTCAGGAAGCGCTGGAGGCGCACAATGCGCGGGTTGCGGATGATTTTGTCAATGATGGGTGGTGAGTATGCAGGGTTTAGATGATAAACGTGAATTTGCAGAAATCATGAAAGCCACTCTGGCGATATACGGCAAAGATGCTTCAAAAGCCGTGCTGGAACTCTATTGGAATGCGTTGCTGCCCAACGATATCGACACAGTGCGCCAGGCATTCAGTAACTGGCTGACCGATCCGGATCAGGGCCGTTTCTCGCCAAAGCCTGCCGATATTATCCGCAATATCCAACATATTGCCGGTAAGCCCGATTGGCTCTCAGCAAATGAGGCGTGGGCATTGGCATTACCCGCGCAAGATGAGGCTAACACCGTGGTCTGGACGAATGAAATTGCCCAGGCATGGAATATTGCTCAGCCAATTATGCAGGAAGGCGACAAGGTAGGTGCGCGTATGGCTTTCATTGCCGCCTATGAGCGATTGACTAAAGCAGCACAAGGGACAGGCCGAGAGCCTGAGTGGTCAGTGTCGGAGGGATGGGACAAAGAAACGGTAAAACGCACGGTTGAACAGGCGGTAACAACAGGACTATTGCCCAAACCTAAAGCTGAGAAATATCAATTGTTGTTATCAGATAAGGGCAAGTTGGGTAATGGGGTACCAACAAAAATCCGTCATTTTTTAGACGAGTTGAAAGACAAAATTAAACAGGATCAGGAGGAAAGGGGAAGAGGATGGCGCGATGAAAGTATCAGGTTACAAGAGTCTCTGGACAGTAAACACCGAGAGTCATTGCAGCAGGCCGCCGACCACGGTTTGCATAATAATCAAATTACTGAGGACTGACCAATGAGCATTAATTTCAAGAACGTGCTGATTTACAAACTATCCCGCGATGTATCTTTCGCCAATCTGGAAGAGCAAATGGCGCAATTCGCATTCACACCCTGTGGTAGCCAGGATATGGCGAAAACTGGTTGGATATCACCAATGGGTAACGAAAGCGCCACGCTAGCGCATGTGGCTAACAAGCAAATCCTGATCACATTGCAGTGTGAAAAAAAGGATTTACCCGCGCCGGTTATCGCCCGTGAGCTGGCGAGTAAAGTTGAACGCTTGGAACAAGAGCAACACCGTAAACTGAAAAAAACAGAAAAAGACTCGCTGAAAGATGAAGTTATCCAGACTCTGCTGCCACGGGCCTTTAGCAAATACTCTACAACATCCATTTGGATTAACGCAGGGGCTGGGTTAATCATCATCGATGCTGCTAGCGCGCGGAAAGCTGAAAATGCATTGTCATTATTGCGCAAAACCATGGGTTCACTTCCTGTTATCCCTATGACACTTGATACCCCAATTGAACTGACGCTGACCGAATGGTTGCGTTCAGGTGCTGTGCCTGCTGGGTTTGTGCTTCAGGAAGAAGCTGAGTTAAAGGCTGTGCTGGAGCAAGGTGGCATTCTGCGCAGTAAACATCAGGATTTAGTCAGTGATGAGATCCGTGGGCATATCGCCGCCGGTAAACTGGTGACCAAGTTGGCTTTGGAGTGGCGGGAACGTATTAGTTTCATGCTGTCCGACGATGGCAGCCTGAAGAGAGTGAAATACAGTGCCACGCTTCTGGAGCAAAACGACGATATCGATCGCGAGGATTATGCCCAGCGATTTGATGCCGATTTCATTCTGATGACGGGTGAATTAGCTGCCTTGATTGCGGATTTGGTTGATGCGCTGGGTGGAGAGGCAACCAGCAGTTCATGGGTCGATTTGGCAGGCGTAGAGCGAGACGATGATGATCGCTATCCCGAGGCAGTGAATTTCATCAAGACGAGAGGTAAAGCCTCAATCTCTGGGCTACAGCGTGAACTCCGCATTGGCTATAACCGTGCCGCCTGGCTGCTGGAAAGAATGCAGGCGGAAGGCATTGTGTCACAACCCACGCCAGACGGAACTCGCCAAGTGCTGGTCGGGGAGGGCGCGTAATGGTGATCAAGCCACAGGTACCCAACGCCGAAAGGGATGGCATTAACCACGATATCAGGTCGATGCGTCTTGCTGGCCGGTTAAACGAGGCCAACAGCCAGTTAAACCGGGTGATCGCCGCGGCCAGTGGGGCTGACTGGCGGACACTGCGCGATCTCGAAAAATTATTAACCCAGATGTTCCCCGGTGAAGGTGATACCCAAACCGCCATCAGCGCACGCCTGCGTGAGATCAATCCTGTCCGTCATGGGCTGGTGAAACAGGTCAGAACTGTCCGCAATGAGGATAGCGGTAAGCGGGTTTGGTTTTATCGGCTGGTTCCAAATTCTGGTCATGGGGAGCCATTGCATGATTGATTTCTCCAATACCCAATATGTTCATGATCTGGCAGCTCTCAAATCCGCCCCAACGCATAAGTTGAAATTGATTGGTGATCAGTGGCGCACGCCAGATGCTCTGTTCTGGGGTATCAATGCGATGTTTGGCCCGTTAGTCCTGGATCTGTTCAGTGATGGTGATAATGCGAAAACGCCTGCTTATTACACTGCGGAAGATAATGCGCTAACTCAAGACTGGGCCGCAAAACTGATCGAGTTGAATGGTGCCGCATTCGCCAACCCTCCCTACAGCACGGCGAAGAAGCATGAAGGTCAATATATCACTGGTATGCGGCACATCATGGCTTATACCTCTGAAATGCGACAGCGCGGCGGTCGATATGTCTATTTGACCAAAGCGGCAACGTCAGAGGTTTGGTGGCCTGAAGAAGCTGACCATATTGCTTTCATTCGCGGCAGAATTGGTTTTGAAGTACCTGCATGGTTCCGTCCCGAAGATAGCACTCAGGTAGCCTGTAATGCCGGATTTGGCGCGGCTATTGCAATTTTCGATAAGGAATGGCGTGGTCCTGCGATTAGCTATATCACTCGTGAGCAATTACTTGCTACTGGTGAGGCATTCTTAGCGCAGATCCGCAGAGAGGCTGCAAAATTATCACCACCCGTTAATTTACCCGATACAAGCAACACGGTTTGGCCCGTAGAAGTTAACCAGATTTTCGGGCAGGTACCGGCGGCAAGTGAATTGGCTGAACACCTCCAGAACAAACTGCGTAACCATATCAACCGTTTAAAAATCGAAGGTTATCCAATGGCTGCAATCATCAATACAGCCAGCACGCTGACTGCTGTCATGGGAGACAACGCATGAAAGAAATCATCGTAGATAATTTTGCCGGTGGCGGTGGTGCTTCTACCGGGATCGAAATGGCAACGGGGCGCAGTGTTGATATCGCCATCAATCATGACGAAAACGCCATTGCTATGCATACGACAAACCACCCCGAAACACTGCATTACTGCGAATCAGTATTTGATATTGACCCAGTAGCAGCGACTGCCGGCAGACCTGTTGGCCTGGCATGGTTCAGTCCTGATTGCCGCCATTTTTCGAAAGCTAAGGGCAGTAAACCAGTTAAAAAAGAGATCCGTGGTTTAGCGTGGATTGTCGTGCGCTGGGCGTTGGCGAAAAAGCCTCGAGTAGTCATGCTGGAAAATGTCGAAGAGTTTAAGACGTGGGGACCGCTGATTACTGCTGAAGATGGTACGGAACACCCTGATCCCGCCCGCGCTGGTGAGACATTCGCGGCTTTGGTTGGCATGTTGACCACCGGTATTGATTCTCAGCACCCAGCACTACAGGAATGCTGTGAGGTCTTAGGGCTTGATATCAATGGCACAGAGGCTAAACGTTTAGTTTCTGGTTTGGGTTATGTTGTGGAACATAGAGAGCTTCGGGCTAGTGATTACGGTGCGCCAACCATTCGTAAACGGTTCTTTATGGTTATGCGCTGTGACGGGCAACCTGTGGTATGGCCGGAGCCAACTCACGGCGATCCGAAGTCACTGGACGTTCAAAGTGGCCACCGTGCGCCGTGGCGAACCGCCGCTGAGTGCATTGATTGGTCAATTCCATGCCCGAGCATTTTCGAGCGCAAGAAACCGCTGGCAGAAAACACATTGAAGCGCATCGCGCGGGGTATTCAGCGCTTTGTTATCGATAATCCAACACCGTTTATCGTGAAGTGTAACCACACCAGCAGTAAAACTACCTATGACTGTTTCCGGGGGCAGGCGCTGGATCAGCCATTGCAGACCATAACAAAGACCCACGGTTATGCGGTGGTCACTCCACATATAACGAAATTCCGCTCTGGCGCCACGGGGCAGGAATGCGATGAACCATTGCCAACAATCACCGCCGGTAGTTCTATTCGCCCTGGTGGTAACGGTCATGCTCTGGGGATGGTAGAAGCAAAGCTGACCCCGTTCATTGCTGGCGCTGGCGGCCCTAAATATTCAGCTAAACCGCGTTCTGCAGAACAGCCGATGAACACAGTCTGCAATACAAATCATTCTTGCCTTATTGCTCCAATCATTGCCCGCATTGGTCAAACCGGTTTTGGTGGCGACCGCATGGCATATGAGGCTGGTAAACCACTGACTACCGTCACTAGCAAGGCTGAACACCTTCTTGTAGCCCCGATTATTGCCCGTGAGTTTGGCAATAGCGTGGGGCATGTGGTTGATGAGCCAAGCGGTACTATTACTGCGGGCGGCGGTGGCAAGTCTCGGCTTGTTTCTGCGTTCCTGGCTAAACACTTCGGCGGCAACTATACCGGCCCTGGTGCTGATCTAGGCCAGCCAGCCCATACGGTAACAACTGTTGATCACCATGCGTTAGTGACGTCCAACTTAATAAAGCTGCGCGGCACCTGCAAAGACGGTCAACAGGTTACCCAGCCAATGCCAACCATTACTGCTGGTGGCCTGCATATCGGTGAGGTTCGTGCTTTCTTACTCAAGTATTACGGCAATGAGAAAGAGGGTGTTAGCCTGAATGATCCCCTGCATACAGTTACCACTAACGATAGATTTGGGCTGGTTACGGTCGAGGGTATTGATTATCAAATCGTTGATATCGGCATGCGTATGCTGCAACCGCATGAGCTTTACGCCGCACAGGGCTTCCCGAGCTGGTACATCATCGACCGCGATTACACTGGCACTAAATACGCGAAAGATAAACAAGTAGCCCGCTGTGGTAATGCAGTACCACCACCGTTTGCTGAAGCATTAGTTCGTGCCAACTTACCGGAGATGTGCGTAGAACGTAAAGAGGTGGCGGCATGACAACAGCGCAGCGAACTAAGTCTCCGAGAAAGAAAAAGACTGAGGTGCTGGGCGTTCTGTTACCAGGCGGTGGAATCAAGTACGCCACTGATCATGATCGGGAAACTATGAAGGGGGTGCCTGCGGGCACTCCAATCTCAATGAGTCCAATTGGCGACCGGCGCAACTTGAAGCATCACCGTAAATTCTGGAAATTGTTGGAGCTGGGTTTCTCATATTGGGTACCGGATTGGACCTTTGTTAGTGCGCCAGAGGAATGGATAGCCCATGAGGTGGCTAAAGCTGTAGGTAGTGCCGCTGGAGATCCAGAACTCTATGAAAAAGTAACCAGGTCTATTGCTCAAGCGGTATTAGACAGGGTAATCAGGCAGCGCCAGAAGAGGTTTGATGGTGAGGCGGTAAAGACTGATGCTGCCTACTTCAACCACGTCATGATCAAAGCTGGATTCTATGACCTGATGCCCAACCCCGAGGGCGGCACATTGAAGCAGCGCTGGAGTATCGCATTCGTGAATATGGATCAGGGGGCTTTTGACCGTATTTATAAAGGCGTGGCCGGTGTTATCTGGAATGAGACATTAGGCCAGCACTTTGATAACGAGTATGAAATGGAACAGGCAGTTAACCGACTGCTGGAATACTGAGGACTGACCAATGAGCGATAATAACGATATTCATGATGATCAAAGTGACAATGTATTGGCATTCACCAAGCGATTTAATGAGAACGCTGATATCAAAGAAATGCTGAATTTTGTTAAGGCTGAGCCAGCAGCAAGCCAAAGCCGACGCTGTACTCATAGTAAAATTTTAGTTGATGATCATCTGCGTCAACTTACTTGCCGCCTGTGTGGTGCCGTAGTGGAAGCATTCGACTGGATTAACTCAGTAACGAAAAATGAAACAAAAGTCGATTGGGAACTTAAAGGACTGCGTGGAGAAATTAAGCAACATCGTGAAGGTTTAGAAAAGCTGAAACGTGAAGAGGTTAATTGCCGGGCAAGGATTAAGAATGCCGCATTCAAGTTGAATGATATCAACCTCCAGATCAGCAAAGCAGAGAGCGATCTAAGGGATAAAAGTGAGTAAGTCCCCGGCATTTAGAAGCAAAGCCCTACGCGATTCTGCGCGGGGCCAATGCTGTACGCTCCAGATCCCCGGTATCTGTAACAGTAACCCAGAAACAACGGTACTGTGCCATTTGCCCAGTTCAACCCATGGCATGGGGTATAAGTCAGATGACTACTGGGCCGTATTTGGGTGCAACTGCTGCCATGATGTTATTGATGGGCGGGTACCATATGAATGGCAGCCCGGAGAGCTTGAGGAAACGATATTATTGGCATTGCATGCAACTCTTAGGATTTGGCTGGAGGAATCGCTGGTAACCACTAAAGGGGGCCAGTTTGCTTAATAGCATAGATGCCATTGGCATCATCGGAACAGCAGCAAAGCTGGAAGTGCGTAACGGGAAAGTTCGTAAAGTTAACCACCAGGCGGAAACCGAGGAACAGGCCGCGCTTATTGCGTGGGCAGATAAAACTGTTATCAATGGTATTTGTATCGGGGACTATCTGATCCATATCCCCAATGAGGGGAAGCGCGGGCCAAAGGCAGCAAGGGATGCTAAGCGGCTTGGATTGAGGAAGGGGGTACCGGATTTGTTTCTGGCTTTGCCGCGTGGTGGGTATGCAGGGTTGTGGATAGAGATGAAGGCATTGGATGGGAAGCCAACACTAGATCAAAACCAGTGGCTAAATAAAATGAATGAGATGGGCTATCTTGCAATTATAAATTTTAGTTGCGTTGAAGCCGTGAAAACGATTACTGAATATATAAATAAAAACCCAGCAAGGGCTGGGCTTAATTATTAATCTTTTTTGACCGGAGGTGGCGGTGGAGGTGCTGGCCTTGTCATTGTTGGAGGGGGCGGGTTCTTACTATTACCAATAAACTCTCGCGGATCTTCTTTAGATTTGTTAGTCATCGAGATCTCCTGTTTATTTTTTGCGGCTAGGTGGTGGAGGTGGTGGTGATGGTTTAGCCAAATTAGGTGGAGGGGGCGGATTCTTACTATCCTGCGCGAGCCCATCAACGCCTCTTGGTTTTTGAAGTAACTTTTCAGACATATAGCAATCTCCTTATTATTTACGATTTGGCGGAGGTGGTGGAGGGGATGGCTTAGCCAAATTTGGAGGTGGTGGGGGATTTATACCATCTCCAGTTCTGACTGGTCTACTCACAGGCTTTTGTTGCGACAGATTAGACATATTTTTCCTATGTATAATGTTGTTATTTGCCTTTCGGTGGCGGTGGTGGTGGGGCAGGCCTAACATTGGTTGGAGGTGGCGGATTTCGAGTAAACCCTTCATTCCCCGGCGTACGTGTCGATGACGATGGAACTGGTGGTGTTGTCTTGTTATTCATTTTGGTTCCCTATTTGTTACCTTTCGAGGGTGGAGGCGGTGGTGGTGCCGGTCTTATAGCTCTAGGTGGCGATGGCGGATTTTTCCCCCTCTCAATTGGTGTTGGATTGGTCGGTTGATATGGTGGTGGTGTTGGTGCTTTCTTCGACATATTCTACTCCTGGCGTTTCTTGTAGAAATTGAACCCATTTTACTTGAGACACGTTAAACATCATTAGTTTTACTGTAGGCATATCGACATAAGCATGATCTTCTACCCAGCAAGGGTTTGACAGGACTATGTGTCCCTTTGAGGGGTCTGAAGGCCATTCTATAGGCCAACCAAAGACTTGAGTATCATCAGCTAAATGTAATATTACATAAGTTTGATTCAGTTTAAATGTACCAAACCATTCGCAGTGAAAAGAGGTTTCGCTAGTGATCCTGAGAAAACGAAGAAGACTATGAAATTTGTCATTATTTGCAAATATACTAAAAATAATTCCGACTATGACAGCAAAAATGTAAGCCCAAACTAGATGTGAATTACTGTCCCATATTCCGAAAGATTTAAATTTACCTAAATAAATCATTACTGGTTTGATTAAATAAACACAAGCTTGGATAAATACAGTGAAGATAAGAGCTTGAATAACACGCTCAAATTGGGCTTGTTTTGGGTAGGAAGTAAAAGCATGAAATATCCATGAGCAGACAAAACCAGGCAGTAAGTATTTTAGGATTGTGAATATTTCACCGCTAATTGATTCCATTTAAAAATTCCCTTCTGAACTTAAGATGATATTTAAATATTTCACTATTAGCAATGAGCGCGTTGAGCGTTGCGTTTTATGCAATGAACTATACAATCAGTGTGGGATTGATAATATCAGGACTGACCAATATGACCACTGCTATTGAACAACTTATCAAAATGCACGATCCGCGCTGTGTCAGCATAGAATCACTGAACATTGGCAGAGGTCGTGCAGTTCTGACCAAAGACCAGATATTAGGTACTTTTGCTACCTGCCAGCATATACACCCTGTCGGATTTGATATTTTGATGGCCAAATACCGCAATGATTGCAAAGCCGAGCAACGCTTACGGGCTGCAATTAGTGTGTGGCTGCATAAGCGACCACATCCATCTCGAGCCATTGCTGCCTGCCAGTTAGCGCTGAATATGGTATTGGATAGAAATCTCCCGGCGCAGGTAGAGCAAATTGCAACTTTACTGCGGCGTTACGGATCTCGGACTGGAATGACCAGAAAAGTCGTTGATGGTCTACAGCAGCAAATCAAATTGCTGGAAAGAGATAAAGCCCAGGCACTTGATGATGGCACTATCGTATTACTGGCAGACGAAATAAAAACCCTTCAGTCTAAAATCAAAACAGAACGCGGAGCATTGCGGGCATGGGCTAATCAGCAGGCATCTGTAACGCAGGTATGCCCACGTTGCCATGGTGCCGGTAAAACTCTGCGACCTCATCCAGAAACATGCAACGAATGCGGCGGTGGTGGCCGTATACCGCCAACAATGGAACATCTGCGTAAATCGATGGGCATCATAGGGGCTGAGATACCCGCCGGGGAATGGGCTGCGCTATATGCGCCTGTGGTTAAAGAATGCATGCACTGGCTGTACGTTGAAGAGTCCGATGCAGGTGAGGTTTTAATTGAAAGAATTCAATCCGAAATGAGATAAGAGGGTTTCTCATATTTATTGAACGTCATCTTTTGGGATTGATACTCGCATATCCACTAAGCGTTTTTTTGCTTTAGCTAGATGCTGTTCTTCAAATAATATACGCCAAGGTTGTTGCAACACTAAATATTCGACACTAAGGCGCAAGTTCTCAGGCCCTCGGAGATAAAGTTGAGTGAATCCTTCAGACGGATTCCCTGTTGCTAACAAGCGCTTTGCTGTTTCATACCCACCATGCTGTAAAACCATTTGATAAAACCGAGTGGCTCGATAGGGGGGTGTTAAGTTTAGCGCTGAATTATAGATTCCTAACATTTCTTTATGAAATCTATCGATAAGCTCTTCGTTCATATAATTCCCTTTACATCCTAAATTAAAATCAGCTTAAGTTATGTACTACAAATTAAGAAGCGATTAGTGATTATTGTCAAATATGTGTGATCCAAGTAAAGATAGCTACCGTGTATGATTACTAATTACATATTGATTTGAATCTCATAACGCGCTAAATTTCCGAAAGATGCCGGAGTATGCTTAAAAGCTGCTCCGGTTTTTTATTGGTCAGTTCCGGTCAGTCCTGACTACCCCAAAAGCCTGCATGGTTCGCCCAGCAGGCTTTTTTATTTCCCCAAACCGGGGAGGTGGAGCATGAAAATGCCTGAAAAAACATCATTTGCCTCATATCTCACAGGGGCAGTGCTGGTATTGGTTGGGAAGCTGGGTAACCTATTAAAAGATTTAACCCTGAATGATTGGGCGATTGTCATCGGTATTATCATCGGGGTGGCTACCTTTTTTCTGAACGCCTACTGGCAGCGCCGGCAGACAAAAGCTATCGAAAAAGCAGCGCGAGAGGGATACACAATAATCAGGGGGGATAAATAATGGCAGTGTCCTCCCATTTAATGAAGAAAATATACGGTGTAGTTGCTGGTGGTGCTATGGCGATCGCAATTGCCCTTGTGGGTGGCAGCGATGGATTGGAAGGGCGTGAGTATATGCCTTATCGTGATGTGGTTGGCGTGCTAACGGTCTGCGATGGTCACACTGGCAAAGATATCATCCCCAGCAAACGCTACAGCGATGCTGAATGTGATGCTTTGCTACACAAAGATCTGATCCCCGTATTTGCCGCCATCGACCGCATCGTTAACGTTCCCATGTCTGATTTCCGCAAGGCTGCCCTGGCGTCATTTGGCTACAACGTTGGTATTACTGCCATGACCAACTCCACCATGGTGAAAAAACTCAACCGTGGCGACACTTCCGGCGCGTGCGATGAGCTGCGTAGATGGATTAAGGCGGGTGGCAAGGTCTGGAAGGGGTTAGTCAATCGCCGTGAAGTCGAGCGCGAATTATGTCTGATGCCATAAAACCGTTATAAATTAGCTAATAACACCCATTTACATGCTGTTTTGGTAACGCTACGTGAAATCTGAATCACTGGTGTATGCCATTACCCCTGCTTTTTTCATAGTAAACGGCATTAAGCCCGGATCCTGATATGTCCACAAAACTACTTATCGCGATTGCCAGCGTGCTGCTGGTGGTGATCCTGTGCCTTGGCGGTACCGCTTTCTATTACCACCAAGTTGCGGTTGAGAAGGCCGGGCAATTATCACAACTGCAAAGTGATCTGGATGAATCACAAGCCACCCAGGCATTACAGGCTTTTCAGTTCCAGCGTTCCAATGAGATAGCGGCGCAGGCCGGTAGCTATAACGTCACCATTTCTGCCAAAAGCGAGGAAAGGCAAATTGAAAACCGCAAAGACCTCAAAATTGAGGAGTGCGCTGATCGGTATATCCCTGATGCTACTGCTCAGCGGATGTACGACTATACGGACGGTCTACGTGCCAGGGCAATGCGCCATTCCGGCCAATCTGACGGAACCGCTACTGGTACCACTTCCCCCCACAGAATGACTTACCGCCAAGCAGTGCTGTGGCTTGACCCGTTACTGACCCTGTTAGACCGGGCCAATAACGATAGAGAGTTGATCCGCAGTCTACCATCACAGCAACCCACGGGAAATAAATGAGCTGAAGTCAGTCATTACAGAGCCACTTCCCCAGAGGTGGCTCAATAATGGCCCACAACAGACCAATAGAACACTATGGCAAAGCATGATTGGGAAGCGTTACAAGCTGCCTTTCTGGCTGATAACGCGACTACAGGAATTACCGCTCAGCAATGGTGTGAACAGCATGGACTTAATTACCAATCTGCACGCCGCTATATCAAACCTCGTGCTGCGCAGTCTGCGCAAAAGAAACCCCGTAGAACTGCGCACAATGCGCAATCCGATGCTACTGCGCAACAGTGCGCAAACAGTGATGACGCAGAAGAGGAAGAACAGAAATTATCATCGGACGCAGACGATGACCGCGATCCAGAGTCAGAGCCAGCCGAGAAACCGAACTCCGGCAGATCTGGCAACGGGCAATTCACCAAAGGCAACCGTCATTCAGAAGGTAATGCAGGTAATCCCAATCCGGTTGGCGCTTTTACTCCCGGCAATCAGGTGGCGAGAAAACATGGCGCTTATGCACGCTATCTGAATGCAGATGATTTGTTTGAGGCGGCGGCAGATTCCGATCTTCATGACGAACTGATATTCACCCGAGCGCGGGCATTATCAGTGACCAAAACCATGCGCAAAATCCACGAGGATTTAGCGGCAGCTGAATCCGTTGAAGCGCGTATAGAACTGTATGACAAGTTACTGAAAGCGGAATCAGCGCTGGATAGAAATATTGGTCGCATTGAATCCATTGAGAACAGTTTGAGCAAGCTCAGGTTGGATGCCATCAACGGGCCTCGTTTAACGGCGGATATGTATCGTATCAAAGCGGCCACTTCTAAGCTGAAGGCAGAAACACAGAAACTCACCTCAGAAGGTAAGGGCGTGACAACGCCACTCAGCGAAGCAGTGAAGGAAGTTAGAGACTCAGGACAGGACGGTTTGCTGTGAAACAAGACGATAGACTTAATGATGCCGATATTGCCGCCATGAGTGAAGCAGAACAGGTCGCCTATATCAAAGCTCATTTATCTGATGTTTGGTGGCGGTTGAATAACCTATACAAGATAGTCAATGAAGATGGCGAGCTAGTGACCTTTCGTATGCGCCCGGCACAGCGAGAGTTGTTCCAGAATATGCACTATCGAAATATCATTCTCAAAGCGCGCCAATTGGGCTTCTCAACAGGGATAGATATCTACCTGCTCGATCAGGCGCTTTTTAACAAAAATCTCTCCTGTGGGATCATTGCTCAGGACTTACCGGCGGCAGGGGAAATATTCAGTACCAAAATATCTGTTCCGTTCGATAACTTGCCTGTTTGGTTACGCGCCAGCTTTCCGGTGAGCACCCGACGCGAAGGTGCCAATGGTGGGCATATCGAGTTTGCTCATGGCTCCAAGGTCCGCGTATCAACCTCCTTTCGCTCAGGGACGGTGCAACGGCTACATGTTTCAGAGCATGGAAAAATTTGCGCCAAGTATCCGGCCAAGGCGAAAGAGGTCAGAACGGGAACGCTCAACGCCATCAAAGACGGCTGCATTGTTTTTATTGAAAGCACTGCTGAAGGCGTAGGCGGCGATTTCCACACCATGAGCACGCGAGCCATGGATTTAGGCCAATTAAAGCTACCGCTCACCTCACAAGATTATAAATTCCATTTCTTCGCCTGGTGGCAGGATCCTAAATATCAGACTTCAGTACCAGCGGGTGGCCTGCGTTTAAGTAAATACCATCAGGAATATTTTGCTGCCGTTGAGCAGGCGATGGCTATCACTTTGCTTGATGAACAAAAGCAGTGGTATATCCGCAAAGAGATTGAGCAGCAGGAGGAAATGAAACAGGAATTTCCTAGCACGCCGTCTGAGGCATTTCTCACCTCTGGCCGCCGCGTATTTGCCGCCATCAATGTCATGCAGGCCGAAGGTCAGTGTCAGTCGCCATTGCTGGTGTATGACATTGAGCCGGTGACTGGCAAACGAACCAAAGTGCAGGCGTTACGTGCGGGCAATGCAGAAGAACTGCAACGCACATTGCTGAATCACTTATTGGTGTGGGAACTGCCGGATCCGGATGAGGGTTACGCTATTGGTGGGGATGTGGCTGAGGGCTTGGAAAATGGCGACCGATCATCATTTGATGTGGTGAAAAAGTCTAGCGGGGAACAGGTCGCCCACTGGTTCGGTTATCTGGATGCTGAGTTATTCGCTCAACTGATGGCCCACGTTGGCCGCTGGTACAACACGGCATTTATTGGGCCGGAGCGTAACAACCACGGCCATGCAGTCATACAGAAGTTACGTGAAATTTACCCGCACCGTTCTATCTACTCAGAGCAATACCTCGACCGTGATCATGATGATGAAACACCAAAACTGGGCTGGCTAACTACCGCACAAAGCAAACCGGTCATCATCGAGGGGCTTAAATCACTGCTTCGAGAGAGCGCCTCTGGTGTCCGCTGGATTGGCACCATCAATGAATTGAATACCTACGTATACGATGCAAGAGGTCGCATGAATGCCCAAACCGGTTGTTTTGATGACCAGGTGATGAGCTATGCCATTGCACAAGAAATGAGAGCCCGTATGCCAGCACGCCCTAAACATACGCCTATTGACCGTTCGAAACCTAAACACTGGATGGCTATCTGATGAATACCGCGACCAATCAAACTGAGCCTGCTCAGCCAGTCAACCGCGACCGCTTTACGCTTGAGCGCTTGATGGATATCTCTTCAGATATTGACCATCAGCCAGACTGGCGCACCAGTGCTAACACGGCTTGTGCTTATTACGATGGAGATCAACTTGCGCCGGAAGTGGTGGCAAAGCTGCGGGAGCGTGGGCAACCATTGACGCAGCATAACCTTATCGCGCCCACTATTGACGGTGTGCTGGGTATGGAAGCCAAGACCCGTACTGATTTGATGGTGATTGCCGATGATCCCAATGAGGAAATGGAGATCATGGCCGAAGCCGTCAATGCTGAATTTGCGGATGCGTGCCGCTTAAGTGGATTAAACAAAGCCCGCAGTGATGCCTATGCCGAGCAAATCAAAGCCGGTTTATCATGGGTTGAGGTACGCCGTAACGATGATCCCTTTGCCAATAAATTCAAAGTCTCTACCGTTCATCGTAATGAAGTGTTCTGGGATTGGTTCAGTCGCGAGGCGGATCTAAGTGATTGCCGTTGGCTGATGCGTAAGCGCTGGCTGGATGTAGACGAGGTGAAAGGGACTTTCCCCGATAAAGCACAAATCATCGATTATTCCCTCAATGAATGGAAAGGCTTTGTTGATACCGTTCTGGCTGACGGGCAAGAATCGGATCTGATGAGTGCCTATGAAGAATATCAATCGTGGAGCCGTGAAAGCACCGAGTGGGTCACCTCCAACCGTAAGCGCGTGCTGCTTCAGGTTATCTATTATCGCACCTTCCAACGCCTGCCTATTCTGCAACTGAGCAATGGCCGCGTTGTAGAATATGACAAGAACAACGTTATGCATGCTGTGGCGGTGGCCACTGACCGGGTTCAGGTCACCATGGCGCGAGTCAGCCGGATCCGTGAATCATGGTTTGTCGGGCCTCATTTCATCATCGACCGCCCCTGTACCGCGCCGCAAGGCATGTTTCCGCTGATTCCGTTCTGGGGCTACCGCAAAGATAAAACTGGAGCACCCTATGGTTTGGCCTGTCGCGCTATACCGGCACAGGATGAAGTGAATTTCCGCCGCATTAAACTGACCTGGCTATTACAGGCCAAGCGAGTGATTAAGGATTCAGATGCCACGGAAATGACTGATAAACAGTTGGCCGAAGAAATCGAGCGCCCGGATGGGGTGATTAACCTCAACCCCAACCGCGCCAATAAAACCACTGCCGCAGACGCATTAAACATCCAGCAAGACTTCCAAGTTGCACAGCAGCAGTTTCAGGTGATGCAGGAATCCATGAAGTTGATTCAGGACGGATTGGGGGTTTACTCCGCGTTCCTTGGACAAGACTCCAATGCATCCAGTGGTGTGGCAATCAGTAACTTGGTAGAGCAGGGGGCGACTACCTTGGCGGAGATCAACGATAACTATCAGTTTGCTTGCCAACAAGTGGGCCAGTTATTGTTGTGCTATTTGCTGGAAGAGTTAACCAAGCGCCGAAATTATCCGGTAGTGATTAATCGTGATGATCCACGCAAGCGCAAAGAGGTGGTATTGAATGCCGCCGAAGAGGCTGGCCGGATGAATAACGATGTATCACGGCTACGTGCGCATATCGCTCTGGCACCGATTCAACAGACGCCAGCCTATAAATCTCAACTGGCGCAGCGTTTGTCTGAAGTTATTGTTGGGCTGCCACCGCAGATTCAGGTCAGTGTACTGGATATGTGGGTAGAACTGTTAGACCTGCCAAATAAACAAGAATTTGTCGAGCGGATCCGTGGCGCATTGGGTACACCAAAATCGCCGGATGAGATGACACCAGAAGAACAGCAGGCGGCGCAGCAGGAACAACAGTTACAGCAGCAACAACAAGAGCTGGCAATGCGTGAGATTGCCGGTAAGGTTGCAAAATTGGAGGCTGAAGCCCAACGTATTAATGCCCAAGCGGAACGCGAGGCAACATTAGCGAATGGTCAGCGCTTCAATGATGCTTATACTCAGGCTAAAACGGGGCAGGTGCTGCAAGATATGCAGAATGTGACCGAAGAGATTGGTGCGTTACATGAAGAAATGATGCAGACCATTCAAGGTCAAATTGACCAAATACCATTATAGCTATTGCATGCCTGCAAAATACGCGCTAAATTTCCGAAAGATGCACTACATTGCACTGAATTAAGCCTCGCCTAACCGCGGGGCTTTTTGCTTTCTGGCATCTCTGATTTTCATCTGAATGACTTGCCCACAATTAGTGGGCTTTTCTTTTTCTACCATCAAGGTTCATGCAGCTAAGCGCTCTTATCCAAGAGTGCTTATTCGCATGGGCAGCGATACGCCTTTCTCATTCGGATCTATCCGGTAAATAGTCATGCAGGAGTCATAACGTGGACATTGAATTAACAGGTAATGAAACGCCAGAAGAGTTGGAAGCACTGATCGATGGTTTTGGTGATGTGGATATTTCTGATGTAACACAGACAGCAGCGGTAACGACTACCCCAGTTGCTGCTGTTACTGAAGATACCAATGCCGTAGTCAATACGGGCGATAAGAAAGACGAGCTGACGCCGGGCGCGACTACAGCACAAACCACGGAAGTGCCGATCACTAAAACGGCTGCAACCACGCAAGCGGCAACCACTGAAGGCACTGAGAAGCCAAAAGGTATTCTCAGCAAAGACGGGCAGCACGTTATTCCTTACGATGTGCTGGTGGCCGAGCGGACTGAAAAACAGCGCTTAGCAGGCACCAATCAGCAAACGGCAACGGAGTTAGCTGAAGCGAAACGCCAACTGGCAGCGTTAACGCGACAAATCAACTCTGCTGGTATGCAGCCCGTTCCCTTACCTGAAAAAGCGCAGGTTACCCCTGAGCAAATCAATTTCATCCGTGAAAACTTTCCTGAGATGGCGGCAGTGCTGGACACCGTGGTGCAGAAAATCGATTACCTGCAACAAGGCCAGCCAGCACAAGCAGCTAATCAGCCGAGTGGTAATCCAGTTGCAGATGCCATGAATGCCGTACCTGATTTGAAGTCATGGCAGGATCAAGACCCTGACCGCTTCACACTGGCGGTACACATTGATACTAATCTGCAAAATGACCCTGCATGGAAAGACAAGTCTTTAACTGAGCGCTTTGTGGAAGTCGCAAAACGTACCAAAGCCGCTTACGGTGAATCGGTCGAACCGGTTCAACAACAGTCAGTTCAACAACAGCCGGATACGACATCCACCACCACGGCGGCCACGCAGACCACCGCAGATGTGCAACGGATTGCAGCCGAGAAACTGGCCGCTGCCACTGCGGCGACGCAAGTCCCTGGCTCACCGTCGGATCTTGGCGTAACAACAACTCATACAGCTTCGCCCTTGGAGCAGGCCGCTAATGCTTCTCCGGATCAGCTACAAGCCATGTTTGCCGGTATGACTGATGCCCAAATTGAGGCGTTGTTAGACCAGGCAATCTAGTAATCCAATTGACTTAAACCTCAACCCGCTTTGGCGGGTTTTTTATTTATGGAGTATCTATGACGACTATCACCTCTGCCCAAGCGAATAAGCTGATGCAGGTAGCGCTGTTCACTGCTGCAAACCGTAACCGCTCATTTGTTAACGTGTTAACCGAACAACAGGAAGCGCCGAAGTCGGTCAATCCTGATAAGAAAGGTACTACCCAGACCAGCCACAATGCACCGGTTGTTCGTATCACTGATCTGCAAAAGCAGAAGGGTGATGAAGTGGATATGCAGATCGTCCATAAACTGTCTAAGCGTCCCACTATGGGTGATGAGAAATTGGCCGGTCGCGGTGAAAATCTGGCATTTGCGGATTTCGCACTAAAGATTAACCAAGGCCGCCATCTGGTTGATGCGGGCGGGAAGATGTCTGAGCAGCGTTTCAAGCACAACCTGAATAAGACCGCCCGCACCTTGCTGGGGACTTACTTCAATGATGTGCAGGATCAGTCTGCTACCTTCCATCTGGCGGGGGCGCGTGGCGATTACATGGCCGATGACACCATCGTGCCGCTGGCTGATCACGGTGAGTTTGGCAAGATCATGATTAACGATGTGTTGCCGCCAACCTATGACCGCCATTTCTATTCTGGTGATGCCACCTCCATGGAAACCTTGGATGCAGCGGACCTGTTCACGCTGGCCACTGTCGATAACATCGCCCTGTTCCTTGATGAAATGGCTCACCCGTTACAGCCGATCCGCATGTCTAAAGATGAGTTGGCTAACGAAGATCCGTACTTTGTTCTCTACGTGACACCGCGCCAGTGGAATGACTGGTATACCTCAACGTCCGGTAAAGACTGGCAAGCCATGATGACCCGAGCAGTGCAGCGTTCTAAGGGCTTTGATCACCCGCTATTCAAAGGCGAATGTGCCATGTGGCGCAACGTGCTGGTGCGGAAATATGGCGGTACGCCAGTCCGCTTTAATACGGGTTCTAAGGTGCTGGTATCCAATAATGACTTGGCGGCATCAACCAAGATCATCACCACTGGCACCACTATTGACCGCGCTATGCTGTTGGGCGGCCAGGCACTGGCTAACGCTTACGGTACTGGCGATGGCGGCGGTTTCTTCGGTTACAACGAAGAGAAAGTGGACCATGGCAACGGGACTGAAGTCTCTATCCGCTGGATTAACGGTTTGAAGAAGATCCGCTTCAAACAGAAAGATGGCCGAGTCAATGACCACGGCGTCATGGTCGTGGATTCAGCGGTCACTCTGGGCAAGTAATCCCTCAGTAATTCAATACGCTAATACCCCAAGGGGCAGACTTCGGTCTGCTCTCTTTTTGTCTGGAGAAAAATGTTATGACCATTATTAAAGCGCCTTCTATTGGCGATGCGGTATATCAAGGCCCGCAAGGAAACCTGTCGCTGGCTGAAGGGCAGATTATTTTGAAAGATGCTGCTGCCGGTGATGTGATTGAGTTTTTGGAATTGCCTATTGGTATGCGAATCTATGGTGTGAGTGTGGTCAGTGAAGCGCTTGGTGCAGGTGTAACCGTAGAGGTTAAGAGCGGAACCACCTCATTAGTGGCTGCTGCTAGCCATACCGCTGCTGTCGCAAAGAATGTGCCAATTGTCCCTTACAGCACGCAAGCAGCAGGCGAGAAAGTGACTGCGGTAATTGCCGGTGGTGCGGCAAATGGCCGTTTGGTCGTTAACATCTTGTACGTAGCTGTCGGTTACTAATTCCATATTATTCCCCTCTAAGCCCGCTTCGGTGGGCTTTTTGCTATCTGCTATCTGGAGTTTCCTATGCCTAATAAAATCGCAGTGGTCTATATCGGCCTAAAAGAAAAAAAACGTGACACCATTACCGGTAGCCGCTTGGTATTCCCGCGCCATAAACCGGTCGATGTTGAAAGTGCCATTGCCCATCAGTTGTTGGATTTCCCAACAGTATTTATTCGATACGATGAATTAGAAAGTACGCTCAATTTGCAACAAGCCTCAGAGCAAGAACATGCAGAGCTGGCTGCGCAACTTATAGAACAAGCCAAACTTGAGGCCGCAAAAAATAGTTTTGTCCTGAAGATCGGTGGCGGTGATGTTGATATTGCCAAGCTGACTTCTGTTCAACTGGCAACGTTAGTCGAATCTGAAGATCTGGATATCAAGCAGGCTGCTCAGGAAAAGGTGGATGATTACCGCGTGCGTGTTCGCGAAGCCATTCAGACTAAAAACGCTGCCAGCACTGAGGCTGAATAACTATGGCGACACTTGACGCATTTCTGCCGAGCATACGAAAGCATATCAGCGGCCCGCTGGATATCATGATGAAACAGGCCGCATTAGAAGCAGCGATCACCTTTTGTCGTGAGTCATTACTCTGCCGTGACGCGGTCACTTTTAATGATATTACTCCGGGCACGACTTATATCCTGACGGACAGTGAGCTGGTGAAATGCGTCAAGCGGCTACGGGTAGTTGACCTCACTAATCAGCTTAGTAATGCCAGTGCGCCGGGTATTATGTTGACGGCAGGCATTGAATTTACCGTCAAGTCTGCCAATCAAATCATCTTCAATCAGCCGTTGACCAAAGTGACGGTGGATTTTGCTATTGAACCCAAACGTGATGTGACTGAAGTACCGGATGTACTGGCAGATGATTACGCTGATGTGATCGCCATTGGTGCGCTGGAAGATTTATTTATCATGCCGGGCAAACCGTGGACTGATCCGCAGCGCTCACAATATTTTGGCGTGCGCTTTGTCGATGGCTATCGTCGCGCATTCCGTGAGGCGCTGGATAACTCCCCGATCACCGCCTTCAATAACCCCATTCGTAAACACGAGTTCTTCTAATGATCACTATTGCCGAGATTATTGGGCGGGTTAATACCCAGCTCAAAGATACAGCATGGCTGCGCTGGCCGTTGGCGGAGCTATGTGATTATTACAATGATGCTATCCGGGCCATTATTCTGGCAAGGCCAGATGCAGGTGCTACGACTGAAGTGATGACCACGGAAGTGGGAACCAAACAGAGGTTGCCGGAGGGCGCGATCCGCTTAATTGAAATGATTCGTTTAGTAGACGGCAGGGCATTAAGGCCGGTACCGCGCGATGTACTGGATAGCCAATACCCCGACTGGCATCAAATGACTGGCTCAGTCGAGCGTTACACCTACAACGAATTGACACCCAAAGTGTATTACCTGTTTCCCGGTGCTATGCAGCCTATTGGTATTGAGGCGGTGGTTGCCAGAGTTCCGGTGGCCGTTGCTATCAATGATCTGACTGATAAAACGCCGGTACCGGTTGATGAACTCTATGTGAATCCGTTGGTAGATTGGATGCTGTATCGTTCATTTAGTAAAGATGGTGACGCGGGGGCCAATCTCAATTTAGCGATGCAGCATTACCAGGCATTCAGTGATCAGTTGGGGGTTAAACAGAACTCTGAGAGTTTCGCCCAGCAATTGAAAGAGGCGCAGTATCAGGGAGGTGGACAGTGAGCGTAACTGTTTCCGGCATTATGATTAATCCGGTGGGTGAGCCGGTGGTCAATGCACAAATCACCCTTACTGCGGTAGCAAATAGTTTGACTGTCCTAAATACCTTTTCAGTGACGGTAAGAACAGACAACACAGGTGCATACCGCATCCAGTTGGAAGAGGGTAGCTACTCTATTACGGTGGCGGTCAATGGCCGTAGTTTTGTCTATGGCGCAGTCACGCTGGATAACACCACCGGCCCCAGCACCCTTAATCAATTGCTGAAGCAGCAGATCATGGAGTCAGAGCTTACACCTGATGTGATCCTGTACTTCCGACAAATCCAACAGCAGGTAGCCAATGATCTGGCGACCATTAAGGTTTTAGAAAGCAGTGCGACAGATGCGACAGAGCGCGCCGCCCATTATCGTGACGAAGCAAAACAGTATGCAGCGGATTTAGACACTGCGTTGGCAGTCGCACAAGGTTACCGGGATGAGTCTGGTGTCAGTGCCGCTGCCGCCGCTAAATCAGCGATTCATGCGTTTGAAAGTGAGAGTGTTGTTATTGCTAACGCCAAGGCTGCGGCTTTGTCTGAAGCCAATACTTTGCAGTATAGCAATGAGGCCCAGTCAGCAGCAGACGAAGCATCAACACTCGCTGCTGAACAGACCGCCACTAAAATTAAGCTGGCAGTGAAAACGGATGCAGATCGGGCTGAAGCTGCTCGCGAAGGTGCCGAAACCGCACAATTAGAGGTTGATACCCAGGTCGGTGAAGTTAACCGACTGCATACTGAAGTGAGGCAATTGGCCACAGCTGCTGCCGGTAATGCGAACAGTGCCGCCCAATCCGCCAGTGAAAGCGAAAGCAGCAAGAACGCCGCCGCTCAGAGTGAGCAATCTGCTTTGGCTGGTGCCGAGGCAGCGGGAAACTCAGCAACAGCGGCCGCGGGAGATAAAACTGCCGCCAAGGGATTTCGGGATGAAGCGGAACAGTTCGCCGCCAGGGCGAAAGCATCAGCAGAAAGCATCGATGTATCAGCGCTTGAACAACAGATTAATCAGAAAGTCAGCCAGACGGAGTTTGATAAGGCCATCGCAGATAAGGCCAGCAATCAGGATCTGACCGATGGGTTGGCCGGGAAGCTGGATACGACTGGAGGCACGTTAACAGGCTCCCTTATTTTAGCCGGTGATGCGACAGACCCGAAAGGTGCGGTCACTAAGCAACAGTTAGACGCAAAGCCAGCTGGCGGCTTA